ACGTTTGATCGTAGCACAGGACGCTACACAGAAGATGGTATTTTCCAAAGCTTACTTAAAGTAAAACATGATACTGAAAACGCTAAGAATGATTTGTTCGGCACATCATCTCCGTGGTGAGCGAGTGAAAGAATTCAATCTGAGCCCCTATTACCAAACAGCAATAAACAAAGGATTCTACAGATTTGACGGAGTAGAAATTCCAATCGTTTCTGAGGGATGGATTAGGATAAAAGGTTATTATTATTTAGAATTGCAAACAGAAAGAGGAATTTTACACATACAACAACTAACTTACAAACTCCATGATTAAGGTATACGACATCGAAACAATGGTCAACTGCTTCACCTACACAGATGTAGACGTTGAAACTAAAGAGGTAAACACATTCGTAATTTGCGCCTGGCGCAATGAGTTAACACAATTCCTCGAATATCTTGAGCAGTTGAAAGGGAGCAAAAAACATGGTATGGTTGGTTTCAACAACTTGCACTTTGACTGGCCTGTTGTCAGGGCGATCATGCATGGAGAAATCAGTACAGCCGAACAGATTTATGGTTTCGTTCAGAAGATTATCAATGAAGACAAACCGAGTTATACTGCTCAGGATATCCCACAGCTTGATTTGTTTTTGCTAAACCACTACGACAACAAATCCAGGAACACATCGCTGAAGGCACTTGAAGTATCATTGGGTTGGGATAACGTTCTGGATATGCCGTTTGATCACAGGACACCGATTGATCCAGTTCTCCTGGAAAAGCTGTTGGAATATAACCTGAACGATGTTCTCTTCACTGCTCACTTCTATGAACAATGCAGAGAAAAGATTGAACTCCGTAAGAAGATCGGTAAGAAGTATAAAATGAACGTCATCAACAAAAGTGACGTGGTAATCGGGGAAAGTATCTTTATCAAGTACATGGCAGAGGCTATGGATATTTCCCCAAGCGAACTGAAAAAGGTTCGAGGTAAAAAGAAGAACGTTTATCTGAAAGACATCATCTTCCCGTACATCAGCTTCAAGCATAAGAATTTCAACGATGTGCTGAACCTGATGAAGGAGACCAAGACTTCTCCTGATTACTTCAAGGAGTTTATCAATGGTCTGTCTACCAATACAACCACAGAGGAACTATTTGTGAAGCTACGCAGCCACAATATCCCTGTTCGTCAATTGGCTCAGAAAAAGAAATCGTTCTCCTTCTCGACTCGTTTCGGTGGAATCCACATTGACTATGGCGTGGGCGGTATCCACGGCTGTATACAATCGGGTGTTTATCGGAGCAGCGATACAGAAACAATTTTGGACATTGACGTAAAATCGTTCTATCCAAACTTGTTCATTCAGAACGGGTTGCATCCTGCACACATGGACAAGGACACCTTTGTGAATGTGTACAAAGAGATTTATGCTCAACGCCTGGATGCACAGAGCAATAAAGATCAGCTTACCAGCGATGCGTTGAAACTTGCGCTGAACGGTGTATTTGGTAAAACGGGATCAGATGTAAGCTGTTTCTTTGATCCTGCGGTATTCTATTCCATCACAGTGAATGGACAGTTGCTCCTGAGTATGTTAGCCGAACATTTGAATTACGCAGGGGCAGAGTTGCTTCAGATCAATACCGACGGTGTTACTATCCGCTACAACAATAAGCACCATAATGCGATCATGAAAGTGTGTAAGGATTGGGAGAAGTTAACCAAACTGACACTTGAATACGCAGAGTACGAAGCCATGTTTATCAGGGATGTGAACAACTACATTGCCGTTCGCAAAGATGGAAAGGTGAAGGAGAAGGGTATTTTTGAAACCAAGAAAGAATGGCACAAGGATAACTCATTCATGGTTATCCCCAAGGCAGTCCGTGAATATCTGATCAACAATACGCCTATCGAGGAGTTCCTGAAACAGCACGATAACTTACTTGATTTCTGTGGACGCTACAAAGCAACAAAAGGTTGGCACGTTGAATACATTTATCTAGACGGCTTAGAGGAAAAGCGTAAGAACTACGGTAAGATTTACCGATACATTCCCGTGTATCGTGGTGGCATCAGTATGAAAATCAATGTCGATGGACGTGAGCATCATTTGTGTGAAGGAGTTCAAACAGTGCCCTACAATAGTACCAAAGAGATTGTTGACCACAAGAATATTCACCTTGGATTCTTTATCTCAGAATGTCAGAAGTTGATACAGACAGTACAGCCGATCCAGCTCTCGCTGGTATGACGATCTATTTGCCGCACGTCGGCATAGATTTGAAAAGGATCATGCTGTCTTTGAAATTTGAATTGCCCAGGAGAAAGATCATCTTCGGGAATAAATTCGACCTGGTTACCGATGTTGTGATTCCGACGCTTTGTGAAAGATTCACAACCAAACCAGTTAGAAACTACCTTGTGGTAATAAAAAGGAAGAAAGTCAAAATCCCAATGGAACTTGAGGACGGTGCTCTTTCAGAAAAAGCAATCGATATCCTTTGTCGAGTTTTGGAAGAGTGCGAGATAAATACGGTTAAATCTTTACCGTTTTCCAAACTTTGACATATCGACCATTCCGATACTCAAGCATTGGAATCTCTTTCGTTGTAAGAAGCTGTGGTTTCTTTGCTTCGAACTTCTTGCTGATGTTCTTATTCATAATCTCACAGGCAACCATAGCATCTGCAATGTCCGTGTTTTCTACGAGGTAAACCTTGAGTTCCTGGACCATATTGATAAACCAGATATCATCACAGTGCGCTCTGAGATAATCTATTAGATAAGAGTTTCCACGCTCTGCTGTTATGTCGTTTTTGTAGTAACCAATAGAATCGTCATCCTTCCAAAAACCACGACCTAAAAAGACTGGTTTCTTGGCAAGCAGATGAATTTTGCCGCTGTCTTTGTATTTCTGTTTGACTACGCCTCCTCGGTTAATTTCTATCATGGCTACAGCGTTGTTGTAATACTCCTGTAGCAAAATCATATTCTCTACAATTGCATCAGGATCTGAGTCCCGTTCCGTATAATACGCAACATATCGATTCGTATCAATGTCTTTAACAACAATCGACTGGTTTGATCCATCACCCATATTCTTAGAGTTAAATGGAATAGGGTCAATTCCTGCGATATACGTATGATCAGGGATTGGATTTTGCAAGAAGTACATATTGCTGCTTGCATTCGGTCTCTTCTTAATTTCTCCGTCGTAATCACGATATAGATCAGCCCTTTCAATAGGTGGCCTGGTTTCCAAAATAATTCTTTCCTGCGTATCCAGCTTATCCATAATGGCCTTAGGAAACGCTCCTTGCCCAGCAACAGAGAAAACTTCCTGAATATCCAAAGGATACTGCTTGATAAATGAGTTGAGATACGATTTGTCATCCAACTTGTCAAGCATTTCCCTGGTTTGCATAATCCAATCGGTAGCTGCTTTTACATCGCTGTGTCCATTAGGGCAAAAATTCAGGATGTTACCCGTTTCTTTTCCATTTATGTCAAGCTCAGGGGCTTCCATAATCCCCATATTGCCAGGCAAAAAGATGGTTAGAATCTTCAGCACATCTGCATTTTCCCACAGCTTCTTCGCAAGCTTCTGTCCAACACTTGTAGCTTCACCCGCACTACCACCGATAACGATGGGGGCAACCTTCACGAAACCTGATTTTGTACTTGCCTGAGCAGACTTATATACTTTGTCAGCTTTGGGATGCAACATACACTCGTCGATGAAAATATGCATCGCACGGTATGCCTCAAATGCAGTAGGTACATCGACAGTCTCTTTCGTAATAATCTGCGAATCCAATCCTGAGATTGTTCCTGTCTTTGGATCTCTGCGACCTAAGTGCAAGTAACCTTCCTGCCGAGTAGAAATAATTCCTGGACGAGCATATTCATCGAACTCGTCATAAACAACCCTGGTCTTGTCTTTGAACAAGGCTTCTAATCTTTTCTTATCCGCAGATGTAATCAACGAAGTAGAACCAGGATTTGTCATCGCAACCCACATCGGGATAATCCCACCAAAAATAAAAGAAAGACCAACCTCACGCCTCTTCGTTACAAAAAGATCGTGATTGGTTTTCTTTGCTTCCATGTATCCTTCATAGATCAGTTCGTCTACGTCCCTCCAAATAGGTCTTTTCTTGAAGCCACGGGCATCCTTTACGAACCCTTGTGTAAGAGCGTAATAGTGTGGCCCTGTCAGACCAAATCTCCCCTCAATCCAATACTCCGCTTCTTTCCCCCACCATTTGTCTTTCTCTGACTTGGTTGCATTGGGACTCAGCAGATGTTTAGCTGCCCATTCGTCGTAGACAAACTTGGATTTTTTCATTTTCGTCCTGAGACCCGATCAAGAAACGAGCTGTCCTCTTCCTTTTCGTTAGGAACTTCTTCAGGATATGCCTCTAATTTGGCAAGCTTCAGGCTCTTGTTAATTTTATCGCCAGCTTGTAACAACTGGAATAAACCTTTTTGATAAGCGTCATCCAAATCAAGTGTTTGATCTCGCACTGCGCTCATCAATTGTTTTGAAGCAGAAACTAAAGTACCATAGAAATCCTTAGCAGGATCAAAGGACTGAACCTCCAAACGCTCAATGGCCTCCTCTTCGCTAATTTTATTTGCTCTGAGGTAATCCGAAAGCTTTTCTAAGCTCGTTGATTTTTCGTTTTTGTTCTTCAATTTCCTTTTGTGCTTTTTGTGCCTCGAATGGATTTTGCGCTTGTGCGTAATACTCACACCAGCAGATGAGTTCCTGAAGTTTTTTAACCTCAAGTTCAATTACATATTTATCGCTTTTAGCCATGTTTCAAAATCAAATTGTTTAAGATTACCACCAAGTACAGGCTCACCCAATGATCGGTAGAACCGTACAAGATTTGCTAAGGTTAATAATTGTTCAGGAGTAGCCGTATTTTCAAAACGTCCATCTTCATTTACACCTCCGATAATTGCTACATGAATATCGTTTCCAGGACAATACTCAAGTGTAAACAAACGTCCCTGGGCGCAAATACAATGGGTAAATATAGGACTGCGACCCAAGCCTCCAAAATGAGCACGATCACTTTCGTATTGAATTTTTGCTTTTTCGTGTGCCCTTACTTTATTAGGAGTAAGTGTTCGATTGCTGTATGTCCAATGGATCATCATACGTCCTGCATAAGTTTTTTGAGACGCTGTTTATTTTCTTCGTAGGCGATTAGTCTGTTTAAATACCACTGAGCTTTTTTGAGATCTTCAATCCCATTTTTGTCCTCGCAACGCCATACATATTTGATGATGTTTGCGGTACACACTGCGGTCAAACCAGTTTTATTGACGGTAGCAGATTCTATCGCATCAATGCACTCGATCTTGCCTTGGTTATAATGAATGGGATGGTTTACATTATCTGCCATTTTATATCTTAATGAATGAGTTATACTGCAATTTTACGAAAAATACAAAGCTCTTTGGGTACTCGATAGAATTCGTCAAATCCTGTTCTGTATTCTGATCGCACTTTGTTTACCACTTTGTATTCTTCTTTAAAGATTACTGTTGACGGCGCAAATATAGCAGATTTTGTTGCAGAACAAATAATTACGTACCAAAAATTCTCGGTTTCTAATCTTTTTTTCCTGCCAAGGAAAGAGATTGTTTCATACGGAAAATCATCTACACTGGTCCACGCAATATTTGCTTTGACTTCGACTTCCCAATTGAACCATTTCTGATCCTTCACCGTAAAAAAATCGAGGCCATAGATATCCTCGTTTTCGATGACTCTATGACCTCGACTCTTGAGATAATCAATCAGCATATTCTTGCCAAGTTGATCATATCTTTTGTAGGCTTTCCTACTAAACCCTGTACGCTTTGCGAAGGACAAGTGCTATAACAAATCCAATGAATGCCGAAATGATAATTTTCCACCACCAAGATTCCTTTTCTTCATCGCAAGGAATTACTTGTGCAGGAACTTTTACCTCGATTGGAATCGTATCACGGACAGTGATTTCCTTGGGTTTGGTTTTGAGATAGATCACATCTCCTTTTCTGTAGATGTACACCTCTTTGGTTTCATACATCGTATCGTGTTTGAAGATGAACGAATCCTTATACTCAGGCACACGGATCACCCTGGTCTTGATGATCGTGTCTGTCACCGTTACGGTGTCAACTACACACAACTTGCCGTATTTACGGATAAGGCTGTCGTGTCTTTTCTGAGCCCCACAGGAAAGCAATGCAAAAATTGCAACGATTGAAAGTAAATAGTATAGCTTCTTCATAGTTTAAATTTCACACGCCCCTCCAGCGCAAGCTGCCTGGTCCGTGAGATTTGTATTATCTGTCATCTCAACAACCTGAGTCATATCCAAGCGATGGCTGTGCAGTTGTGCGCTCAACCTTTCGTATTCTTCCTTGGTAATTGACTCAAATGGAGTTTGTTGATATGAGCCCAAATCCTCAGGCAAGAAAGAGAGACCATTGTAATGGTTCTGATTATCCCACAACCATGTACCAACCATAGCCCACTCGTTCTTTTTGATGGTGACGGTAGCAGACACATTATGAGTGTTGTCCCCGCTTACGTGTCCAGGCTTGATCCATTTTTCGTGAACCAACTTGACACGTTCCAAAAACTCAATTGCGTTTTCTGAGGATCTTGTTGTAGAACCAACAGGCGCAGAAACAGGAACAGAAATCACAGCCTGGGTATGAGGTGCGAATACATCGTCTTCTAACAACTCAGGATTGTAAATCTTGAGATAAGTGTACAACGCTTCGTTCTTCCCAATGCGGACACGACGGATGTAATAGTTATCGTGCCATGCGTGAATACCGCTGGATGTTCCTAAAACTAGGGATGACGTTCCTGATGGCTTTACACAAGTTGTTCGTGCAGCCTCTTTGATTCCGATACGCTTTGATACGCTTTTGTTTGTCCGAACAGCCCACTCTGCGGCATCGGCCATATCTAAGGCTGCGACTGTTCCGCTTGCTATTCCTGTCATTCCAATGCCTAATAAAGCTTCGTATTCTGTGACTTGTTTCCATTGTTCTCTGAGATAGTGAAAATCTGTATATGATGCCTGTAAAGTACCGATAAAGGCAGCGGCTTCTGTCCTTTCCTCGTAGTCAAACTGATCGACAATGTCTGATGCGTTGATTTCTACAAGGTTGCAGAACTGAAAAGAATTCAGCGCAATTTCGCAGCAGGGATTTGTGCCCATATTCACGTCATTGGTGAAGTAGAATCCAGGCTCTCCGCTATTGCTTGCCTCAACTTTCTTCCACAGTTCCATAAAATCAGCCTTTTTCACAGGACCATTTCTAAGGATCACTGCTGAATTGTTTGCACGGGCACGTTGAGGATTCAGTTCCCACCAGTTGCCAAATTTGCACGTGAGCATATCCTCATCGTCGTGATCAAAAAGAGCGATCATTGCAGACCTACGAATACCACCGCTCAATACTGCGTTGGCAATGTAGCACATAATGTCGTGGCAATCCAAAGAGGTGAGTCTTTCACCGTCTTTTTTGCGCTCAAGAATCGCCTCGATATGAGACAAGCAAATCTTCAAAGGCTCAGGTCCAGGTGCTACACCACCACTTGTGATCAGCAACTCTCCCTTAGGACGGATAGCACGGAAATCAAATAAGGGCTTATGGGAACTGAGACCCAAATATGACTTTACCAATACTTTGATAGCATCTGCCCATCCCTCTATGCTATCAGCAATAAGATAACGCTTGGTTTTTGATGGGATTTGAATGTTGGGTAACTTAGCAATATGCTCACGCTGTACAGAATAGCCAACACCCGTGCCACTGAGCAGAAGGAACATTGCTTCTGAGAAAGCCCTGTAATCATCAATGTGCAGATAGGCACAGTTAAACATCCTGGCGTTGTTCACTTCGATTGCTTTACCGCCAAATTGCAATGAACGCATTGATGGCAATACTTTTTTGTCGTAAACCAATCGATAGTGCTTACGAATTTCAGGCTCTAAATCAGGGAACTTACGGATGTGCATCTCCATGTTACGGGTAACAATCTCATCCCAAGTTTCCCTGCGGCCCTTTTGTGCATCGTATTTGGCGTATTTCGACCAAATGATAATGTCAGAAAGTATAGAATGATTATTATCCATATCAGAATGCCTTTCCGTGTTTGTAACCTCTCATAGAATTGTACTTCATCTTCAAGGCAACGTGTTTATCAAGATCAATGTTCAATCCACCACACAAGTCGAACAAACGGATAGCAACATCGGCAATCTCGTCTTCAAAAGTAGATTTTACGTTTTCTTCGAATTTTGATTTCCACTCGTCTTTGTCTAATACAAACTCTTCATCGTGGTCCTCGTGGTAAAGATCGTGATACAGTGTCTCTAC